CATTGGAAGCAGCAGTGTCAGCACTTAAAGCACAAGCACATGATAAGTGTGATGGTGGTGGTACTAGTGATACTGCAGCACTTGAGCAAGTAAAGAATGAGATATTTGAGGCGCGTCAGGGACTTGCTGGTTATGATGCATTGAATGCAAAGATTGATGATCTTACGTCAAGACTTAGTAGAAAAATATCTTTTTAATATATTAATTTCTTATTATGAAAATTGGATTTAATTGTAGTTCTTGTGATTTATTTCATGCTGGTCATGTAACAATGATGAAGATGGAGAAGCAGTTGTGTGACTATTTGATAGTCGCACTTCAGGTGGATCCTACTATAGATCGTCCTGGCGTTAAGAATAAACCAACACAGTCTGTTTACGAACGTTATGTTCAACTGCAAGGTTGTAAATATGTTGATGAGATTCTTGTGTATGAGACAGAAGCAGATCTACTTAATTTAATTCAAACTCAAACTATTAATATTAGATTTTTGAGTGATGAATATGAGGGTAGAGACTTTACTGGTAAGCAATATTGTATTGATAACAATATTGAACTTCATTACCATTTAAGAAAGCATCAATATTCTTCTACTGAATTAAGGAATAGAGTTTATACTCTTGAGAAACAAAAGAGGGAACATAAACAAAAGGTAGAAGGAGTTGAACAATATTCTCCCGAACTTTTAGGTAAATATTTTGATAATGAAAGCAACAAAAATTAATTTAAATGATGCATATGTCATTACTACCCCTTGTCATGGAGATGAGAGGGGATTTTTTATTGAATCTTTTGAGGGCTTGAAAAATTTATGTGTATGATGTATACTATATAAAAGGAGTAATGTATTGAGTTATGAGTGAGTATAAAAAGTCTGCACTTGTATGTGGTGCGGGTGGATTTATTGGGAGCCATATGGTAAGAAGGCTGCGATCTGAGGGATATTATGTTCGCGGTGTAGATATCAAGTATCCTGAGTTTTCTTCCACTCAAGCACACGAATTTGTTTTAAATGATCTAACAGATAAAAGTGTGGTGGATGAAGTAGTAAAGGGGATGGATGAGATCTACCAGTTCGCTGCTGATATGGGTGGTGCTGGGTATATCTTTACTGGTGAGCATGATGCAGATGTAATGAATAATTCTGCAACGATTAATCTTAATATTCTTAGAGCAATAAGAGATACTGATGTGAAGATTAAGGTCTTCTTCTCATCTTCTGCTTGCATTTATCCTGAATATAATCAACTTGATCCTGACAACCCAAATTGTAGGGAAGAATCTGCATATCCAGCAGAACCAGATAGTGAATATGGATGGGAGAAACTTTTTTCGGAGAGATTGTACTTCTCTTACAATCGCAACTATGGTATTCCTGTTAGGGTTGCCCGTTATCATAATATTTTTGGACCAGAAGGAACTTGGGATGGTGGAAAAGAGAAAGCACCAGCTGCAATCTGCCGTAAGGTTGCCAATCTCCCAGAAGAAGGTGGATGTATTGAAGTGTGGGGAGATGGTATACAAACTCGTTCCTTCTTGTACATTGATGAATGTATTGAAGCAACCAGAAGGTTAATGGATTCTGATTTTATGGGACCAGTTAATATTGGTTCTGAAGAGATGGTATCTATTAATGAGTTGGTTGATACTGCTGCAAAGGTTGCTAATAAAAATGTAACCAAACAGCATATTGAGGGACCATTGGGAGTTCGTGGACGGAATTCTTGTAATGATCTCATTCGTGAGAAACTTGAGTGGGATTATTCAATGCCACTTGAAGAAGGAATCAGTAAAACTTACAATTGGATTGAGGAGCAATTAAATGGTTGAAAATTTTTCTTGGGTTGAGAATAAAAAAGATAATTTTAGGGAGTACGCATTAGGTCTTCCTGATACAGAAGTAGATGAGATTCTTGGAAGTATTCCTTCTGGATGGAACTATCCTCCTACAAGCCATAGAGAATTTGTTGAGTGGTTGGTAAAGGAAATCAATCCTCAAGTAACTGTTGAACTTGGAGTAGATTATGGATATTCTGCATTTGTATTAGCAATGTGTCAGGATAATCCTGTATATGGAATTGATTGTTTTGATACTTCAGTTTATGCGGGTAGAGTTGATGAAGACTATGAATTTGTTTTGGGAATTAAAGAAAAATTAAAGATTGATAATTTGGAAATCATTAAGGATTACTTTAATGATGTTGCAAAGACGTGGGATAAGGAAATAGATCTTCTTCATATTGATGGTCTTCATGATTATCAAAATTGTAAGAATGATTGTGACACTTGGGCTCCTTTATTGAAAGATGATGGTGTTATTCTTTTTCATGATACTACTTCTAATCCAGATGGTGTAGGAGCTTTCTTTGAACAATTAGAAGTTCCTAAAATTAATTTGACTAATTCTTTTGGATTGGGAATAGCATCTAATAATGTTGATCTAATTGAGAAAATTGAGCGGAAATCTTCAGATGATGAGGAAGTACAGGTAGTTGTATGATTAAACTACTTATTCTTGATGTTGATGGTGTCATGACTGATGGCACCAAATATTATGATCGTGAGGGGGATGTTGTATTAAAGATTTTTTGTGACAAGGATTGGACAGCAATTAAAAGATTTCGTGCTGTTGGAGTGCATGTAGTTTTTATTACTGGAGACCCATATAATGAAAAGATATTAAAGAATAGAAATTTACATGTTGTTGTAAATCGTGGAAAAGGTTTTCATAGTGATAAGGCGAATTATCTGGATGATATATTAGAAGAATATGAATGCTCTGCAGAAGAAACTGCTTATGTTGGAGATGATCTTTTTGATATTGGTATTATGCGGAAGGTTGGATACCCAATCTGTGTAAAGAATTCTCCGCAGATAGTAAAGGATAATGCAAAGATGATGTTAGTAAAGGGAGGAAATAATGTTCTTATGCATCTCTATGAATCTTTAGAGGTGAAGAATCTTATACCAAAAATTAGGTATGAAGATGTAATTGATAGAATTTATGATTTGGATATAAAGGAAAAGTTTTAATGTATGATATTTCGTTATATGGACATTTGACTATTGACACTCTTCTAACTGAGGGGGAGAAAGAGAAGAAGACTCTTGGGTCAATGGCAAATGTATGGAAAGCACTTGTTGAATTGGATTGTAGTCTCAAGATTGGATTGTCTCCTATTGATATTGGTCAAGCACTTATTTACATTGATAAGCAAGCAGGGACAAGGGTATCGAAACCAAGTTTAAACCTTAGGCATTTTAGTCCAAAGGTTCTTACATCACAGGTACATCACTTAATATATTTAAATGAGATGTCAAGGACTGGTTTTATACCTGCACTTGATGGTATAATTACAGCAGATGTATGTCCGGGTAAGCCTTTAAAGAAGGAATTGCTTGAGTATGTAGATTATCTTTTTATATCTGATGAGGATTGTGATGACTTTGCTGAATTAGTAGAGGCAACAAAGGGATGGGTTATACTCCATAGCGCAACAGGTAGTATCTGTTCCAATGGTGAGGATGAATTCTTTTGGAAATTGCATGAAGATGATATGCTTAAGAATGTAAATGTTCTGGGTGCTGGTGATATCTTTGCTTCTTGTTGCCTATATAAATTACTTGGAGGGGACACAGATATTCGCACTTGGATTGAATTTGCTCATCGAAAGACCACTGAAATTCTTAAATATTACTCAACATGAAACCAAATATTCTTATCCCTATGGCGGGATTGGGAAGTCGCTTTGTTAAAGAAGGGTTTAAAGTTCCCAAACAATTAATCAATATCAAGGATAAACATCTTATTGATATTTCTTTAGATTGTCTTGACTATAAGGATTGTAATCTAATCTTTGTGGTACGGGATGAGCATGTTTATAATCATCATATGGATGAACTTCTAAAGAAGAAGTTTGGTGATGACATTACGATTGTAGTTCTTGATAAACTTACAGATGGGTCAGTGTGTAGCTGTCTTTATGCTGAAGAGTATATTGATAATGATGCTCCATTGGTAATTCATACATTGGATATTGAATTTAGACCAAAGTTTGATCCACATACATTAAATGATCTGGATGCAGACGGACTTATTCTTACTTTTAAATCTAATTCTATTAACTACAGCTATGCACAGCTTGATGATGGGGGTAATGTAACATCCACAGCAGAGAAGAAAGCAATTAGTCCTAATGCTTGTGTGGGGATCTATGGATTTAAGAAAGGATCTGATTTCTGTAAGTATGCACAAGAGATGATTAAAAGAGATTTGAGAACTAACAATGAGTTCTATATCTCACCTCTTTATAATCTGCTTATTGAGGATGGAAAGAAGATTAAGACTTCTCCTGTTGATAAGATGCACATCTTCGGAACTCCTGATGAATATCATTTTTATAAGGAGAATGTTATTCAGAGGATTGGGGATAAACCAATTGCTCTTTGCTCAGATCATTCTGGATTTGATGCAAAAGAAAAGTTTAAAGAGATTCTATATGCTAATGAGTTAGAGTATATTGATTTTGGAACTATCCTTAATAAAGATTGTGACTACAGAGATTTTATTGCTCAAGCAGTAAAGGCAATCCAAGAGAAGGATTGTCATTTTGGATTTGGATTCTGTAGGACTGGACAAGGTGTTAATGTTTGTGCTAATAAGTATAGGGGTATTCGTTCTGCATTGATTTATAATGAGTATGCTATGGAGATGGCAATACGTCATAATTGTGCAAACTTCTTTGCTATTCCGGCGAAGAATATGGATCAACAAACATTGGCAAGGTATTTAAACATTGCCTCAAAGAATACTTTTGATGGTGGAAGACACCAGATTAGAATTCAGGAGTTAGAATGAAACAATCTAATATAAAAGATTTTAAAGCAGGATGGTTTGTTGGTGATTTTGATCCATCAATTTTTAAAAATCCTTTCTTTGAAGTAGCTCACCATCAACATACAAAGGGTCAAGAGACCTTTCCACATTATCATAAAGTTACTAATGAATTAAATTATATTGTTAGTGGTGAATTGATTGCTTCTGGCAAACATCTTAAAGCAGGAGATATGTGGATCTATGAACCAAATGAAGTTTCTGATGTAGAATTTTTAAGTGATGTTGATTTGATTATTGTAAGATGGCCCTCTATTCCTTCGGATAAGTACGACGTATGAAACTAATAGCACATCGTGGTAACATTAATGGACCCGATTCATTGATGGAAAACAACCCAGAATACATTGAAAATGCAATCTCTCAAGGTTATGATGTGGAGATTGATATTAGATGTGATGACATAACTAAAGAATTTTATTTGGGTCATGATGAACCAAAGTATATGGTTGATTGGTTGTGGTTAAGTAAACATAGAGAAAAGTTGTGGATTCATTGTAAAAATATTGAGGCACTTTATGAATTCTCTTCTGGATCTAGTGGGTATAATTATTTCTGGCACCAAACAGATTCATATACCATGACTAGCCAGGGGTATATTTGGTCTTATCCTGGTAAGAGATATAATTCTCGTTCCATTGTTGTGATGCCAGAGCATGATGACATGCTTCCATTTATGGAGGATGATCATGTAGATATGAAGGACCATGATTGTTTTGGTATTTGTAGTGATTATGTGGAGAAAATCAAATGACTTGTGTATATGATTCTGCTTTTATAGAATTAAAGAATACTTATGATGAGATTAATGTGGTTGATGTAGGTGCTGCAAGAGGATCATTTTTAGTTGAGTTAGAAAAGATATATGAATTGAAAGATGTTTATGCTATAGGAATTGATCCTTTTAATCATCAAGTTAAGGATCATTATGATAAATTCTTTCAGATATGTGTTGATAATGTAGACTCTCCTACTAAGAAAGAATTTTTTATAAATGCAGATGATCAAACTAGTTCTCTTTGTAAATTACAAACAGAAAATTTATCAACAGATTTAAATGATAAAAATAAATTTTATTATTCTCAATCTATTCTTGATAAAATAACACAAATTCAAGAAGTTGTTGAAGTGGATGTATTGAATTTGGATACTCTTATTAATGAAGAGGTGCCTGAAGGGATAGTTCATTTTATAAAGATTGATACTGAAGGAAAGGATTTGGATATTGCAAAATCTTTATCTGATGATACTTTGGGGAGAACTAAATTTATATGTATTGAATGTCCTAATTTTATTTCTAGATTTGAAGGTGAAGCTAATAAGCAGGAGTGTGTGGATTATTTTGAATCGAAAAATTTTAAAGTATTTAATTTTATAAATTATGAAGAAGATCTTACCAATAGACAACCTATGAGTGATGTAGTTTTTATTAATGGGGAAGATGTATGAAAGTAGCATTGTGTTTATCTGGTCAACCAAGAGTTGTTGATGTTGGATTTCATAAATTAAGTCAATCAATTCTTCAGCATAATAGTGATGTTGATGTCTTTATTCACACTTGGTTTGATCCGGAGAATCTTAGTACTAATTCAGTCATACCTGGAAGAGAAGGTCATCAATTGGATCCAAATGCAATTGATAAGTTGATTCAGTATTATGATCCTAAAAAAATAATGGTTGAAAAACCAAAGAAGTGGACAAGGAAATATGATTTTCCAGATAAAGTTTTTACTCATGCTCATACTTGGGCTTTAGAAGTTCCTTCTGGATTGGAAGTAG